GGTGCTGACGAACATGGTCGGTGAAGAGAACATGACTGCACCACCACTGAGCAACTTCATCAAGGACTCTGCACTGCATGAGATGAGCCGGTCGTCACTGGCACTGGTGCCGGAAGCACAAGACCTGCACCCGAGCATTCGCGACAGTGTACTGACGAACTTCAAGGCTATCACGGGTGGTGACCCGATAAACTACCATGTCATGTATAAGGGTGGTCAGTCCAGTACGTTCAGTTGCAAGATTGTCGTCAGCACCAACGGTATGCCCAGGTTCAACGACCCGTCAGGTGCACTGATGAACCGGGCACTCGTGTTTAAATTCACGAAGTCGTTTTTCGGTAAAGAGGACATCCACCTCGATGACAAGCTGGCTGCTGAGTTACCTGGAATCACCATGTGGGCGATTGAAGGTCTCCGTCGTCTTCGTGCTAAGGGTCGGTTCACCGAATCGTCTGACAGCATCGAGTTGAAGGAAGAACTGAAGAAGGACATGTTCCCGTTGTCAGGGTACATCGAAGACTGCGTGAATATGGATGGTAACGGTTACGTTGTGATCGAGGATGCTTACCGCGCTTACCGTATCTGGGCATCATCGGAAGGCATCAAATCACCTATGAATAAGGTGACGTTCAACCAGCTCATGCGTAACAGTGCCCTCGACATCACCTGTGACAAGACTGGTTACAAGGGCATGACTCTGAAGCCGATGATGGTTGCTGATAACGTCCTCCGGTTTGGCTCGTAAGACTTATTGTAAAAAACCTTTACAGACGGTGAATCTGGGTATAGAGTTGTATTCAGATTCACCGACATTACTGAGGGATAATATCATGGGTTGCGTATATACTATTTCACATCAGAATTTTCCGAAACAGGGTTCGTTTTTGGGTAAAAGAGTTCGGGTTTGCTTCCATTATTGTACTGAGCACGAAGTTGCTGGTGTCTGTGTTCGAGACGACATCGAAGACCCTGGTCGAATGATATTCAAACTCGATGACGGCAGGTATGTACTGTCATCGGAATGTCAGTATAGGGAAGCATAACCATGACCAACCGTGACTACGTAAACACTAAAAAACCGTCAGCACTGAAAGTATTCTGGAATCGACACGGTGACTCCGTTCGTTTCTGGGTTATTGTCGGGCTGATAATTCTGACCTCATCGGTGTATGCGGGGTGACTATATGTATTTATACACTCCACCTGTAATAAGACCATTGTTAATTCAGTGGTATAGCGGTAAAGACTTACACCGTACACCTGAGTTTTTACTTAGTCTGCAACCGTTCTACCACATGAACAGGTCATCTCAGATTATTCTTACTCGGTATTGGGTGTCTGTTCGATTTGCATTACTGGGGCGACTCGAAAAAGCAGGGATGAAGAATATAAGGATAAAGATATGATGTGGCGATTACTGGTCATGATATTGGCTTTTCCTGTGCTGACCGTTTTATTTCTGGCTGGATTGGTGGTGTGGTGATGAAAATTAATAAACAGTATTATTGGTTAGTAACTTTACGAGACAAAAAAGGAATGATAGAGGAACGTTATACATCGTCCACCAACAAGAACATGACAGCTAAAAGATTAGATGCGGTAAAAAAGGCGTCATCAATCTTGACTGCCCCTATGGTTGTTATTTGTTGTTGCTATTTAGGTGAAATGACAAGTGATGAATGGGATGAGGACTGGACATGAGCAGTAAATACACCGACTACGGTTACGACATCGAGTGCCTACCGAACTTCTTTTCTATCATCATCACTCGTATCACCGACCGTTCAAGCTGGCGATTCATAATTACGCCGTGGTGCAACCAGGGTAAGGAGCTGAACATGTTCCTGAATCACCTGCGCAATTCGAATGGTCGAATGGTCGGCTTCAATAACCTCGCGTATGACTACCCGATGGTTCACATGATCATGAGCTATTCCGGTATGGTCACCAACGAGATGCTTTACAGTAAGTCTCAGTCCATCATCAACGCCGACTTCAATGATTGGTCTCATCAGATATGGGACGCTGACCGGTTCATCCCTCAGATTGACCTCCTCAAGGTTCATCATTTTGATAACCAGGCCAAGCGGACGAGCCTGAAGATGCTTGAGTTCAACATGAGAATGGACTCTATTGAAGAACTCGAACTGGACTTCAACAAGCCGGTCAAACCCAGTGACACACCTGTCGTGCTGGATTACAACGATCACGACGTTAACGCCACCAATCTGTTTTATGGCTTCAGCCGTGCCGAGATAGCTTTCCGTGAGCAATTGTCCGAGAAGTACGGCAAGGACTTCATGAATCACAATGACACCCGTATAGGGCAAGAGTTCTTTGTGATGGAACTGGCGAAGAAAGGTATCAAAGCAGGTAAGTGGAACCAGACGTTCCGCTCCAGCATTCGGGTCGCTGATATCATCCTTCCTTACGTCCAGTTCGAGCGACCGGAGTTCAATGAAATCCTGAAATTCTTCCGTGAGTCAATAATCAACCCCGAGCAGATCAAAGGGTTTTTCAAGGGTGTGAACTGTACTGTCGATGGTTTCCAGTTTGACTTCGGGGCCGGTGGTATCCACGGCTCCGTTAACCGTGAGGTTATCGTGCCTCCGGCTGGCTGGATACTCAAGGACTCGGACGTTAGCTCCTATTATCCGAACCTCGCAATCAAGAACCGGTTCTACCCGCTGCACCTGGGTGAGTCATTCTGTGACGCTTACCTTGATGTCTACGAGCAGCGTAAGCAGTACCCGAAAAAGACCGCTGAAAACAACATGTTGAAGCTGGCCTTGAATGGTGTCTACGGTAAATCCAACGACAAACACAGTCCGTTCTATGACCCTCAGTACACCATGAGCATCACTATCAACGGTCAGCTCCTGTTGAGTATGCTCGCTGAACAGCTCATGAAGATTCCAGAGCTGAAGATGGTTCAGATCAACACGGATGGTCTCACCTACCTCTATCCTGAGCAGTATGACAAGCACGTTTCGTCTATCCACGCTTGGTGGGAGTCACTGACTCAGCTTGAGCTGGAACACGTAAACTACAGCCGTATGGCCGTGAGAGATTGCAACTCATACTTAGCGGTAACTCAGCCATACCAGGGTAAAGACGGAAAACTGGTGCCACCGAAGGTCAAGCGCATCGGTGCCTATGCCTATATCCGGGCCGAGGAAGATTCAGGGACCAGGGAGTTGCCCTGGCACAAGGATCATGGTGCCATCGTAGTGGCTAAGGCCGCCGAAGCTGCCCTGGTGCGTGGAGAAAATATCGAGTCATTCATCCGGCGACACCTGACAGTCTGCCCACTCGATTTCATGCTGCGGACGAAGATAAACCGGAAAGACAAGCTGATTCTGGAAACTCCTGTGATGTGGGGTGACACGGTGGTCACCACCAAGACGACCGATATGCAGCGAGTCACCAGGTATTACGTCAGCAAGGATGGTGGTTACCTTATCAAGCTCATGGACCCTACAGTCGACCAGGTGAAGAAGTGGAAGATGGGTAACCACTGGCGACACGTGACTACAGGTGTTCATAAGATGGCAAGCAAGCAACCGAGTAGCCGCTGGGAGAAGTGTGAGCCGCCGACACCTGAACCGCCTATCCGCCGTACTGGGGTCGAGGCTGGTCACCGTGTCACTGTGTGTAATAAACTCGCTGGTCTCGACATGAGTAATGTTGATATTGGTTATTATGTGGAGCGAACCCGTAAACTGGTCGATCCGCTTTTGATGGAAGTTGAAGATGACGAGGGAGAAAATATTCTGTAAAAGGACTTTACACGCACAGACACATGGTATAAATTTATACCCATCAACAACACAGGAAAGAGGGTAAAACATGAAAGGTAAATATTACATATTTACTGAAGGTCAGAACGTTCCTCAGTGGCTTTTCAAAGCCGACTTTAAAAAAATGGGAAGAAAGTATTATTTTCACAATACTCACCACGGTAAAATTATTTTTGGAAGAAGTTGTATTGTCATCCGAGGTGACGAAAAAACTTATTCTAAAGTTATGCCAATGAACAATACTCACGGTGAAAAAGGAACCATCCGAATACGTGGATTTAATAAAGCAACCATCGGTGGTGTTGATGGCGCTACAGGTGTTTGTATGCCAAGTGAAGGTGGTTCGGTAGCTAATTTATGCTCAGGTAAAATAAACTAAAGGGGCCTTGAGCCCCTTCTTTCTTATACTGCATCAAAGTCATTCTTGTAATATCTGCTGTCGTAGTTTATCGCACTTACTGTATTCGTCTCAGCACCATTGTCATCTATCTTAAACTCGATGGTTTCCGGCAGTATGGCGATAGACTCCCTCAGTTGCTCAGACACAAGCACGAACTTAGTCCGATCCTGACTATAGCCGTCATAGATAGCCTCAGCAGGAAGCTCACTGAGAGCGATAGTGAAATCATCTACCTGGGTGCAGAGGATAGGGTCGCTATTATCACCGTTACTCTTAGTGAATGTGACGTAATGGTCTTCACCATCTACAAACACAACTGGTTCAGATAATTCAACCAGCAGGCCGTTTACTTCGACAACCTCGCCATCGAACACACGGTAGCCGTCCGTGCTATCGGGTCTGACGACGAAACGAGTACCATCTGGTGAGTCGATCCGCTTACCGGGGATGATGTTGCGACCGAACTCATCCACATCAAAGCTCACGTTGTAACGGTTGTAAATCTGCCGGTTGTAGACTCGGTAGGCAAACTTATAAGCCTGCTCACGGGTGATACAACCATTGAGGTCGATGCGGTCCGGGTTAGTTGCAGACCGATCCTCGGGTACATAGAATGTCTCGCTGACACCACTTATCTCGTCGCGCCAGGTGACTTCCACACCATCATACTCACGCTCGAATACGTCCTCTCTGACCTCAGTACCCGGCATCTTGTTGCGACAGGTGACCTGCATTGACGAGGTATTCTGTGTGCGTTCAAATGATAAGTCGTAAACCCCATTCTGGACATACGGTTTTGACATCACCACCTGTGCAACCTGAACAAAACTGTCCTGATACGTGACCTGAGTGTCATCAAAGTCATAGCCGAAACGAACAGCGTTAGCTGAACCGAAGTAGTCCTCGATCTGCTGGGAAAGCAGTAACCAGCCGTCAGCGTTGATGTTCTCCAGCGACTGGCGTCCGATGAACGGGTCCAGTGACATGTGGATGAGTACCTGAGCAAAGTTGTCAGTTGCGAATGACTCGGTTGGTCCGAACACACCATTCCCTTGATATTCAGTAATTAACCGGACCACATCCACATTCTGCTTGCGCTCTTTAATCAACCTGGACTGGGAGTTACTCGGGACCACAACGTGAGCAAGGGTGACATCACCGAGGTCAAGACCACTGACATTTTCGAAGGAGTAGAAGTCACGCCATTCAACAATATCGACGTTACTGACTTTATCTGTTTTATCGCGGTCAGTGGTTCTGCGAGCGGACACTCGACTTTTTTCGTATGAGAGTACAATCCGTTTTGTCTGGAATACCGACTTACGAACACTGTTGTTGCTTGAGTAAACAACAGGATAAACAGTGCTATTCCCAGTAGGTGCACCAGTGTTATCTAACTCTTCAACAAAAACTTCTATGTTCGCTGATATTCTGGTCTCACGGTTTTCTACCAGTTTATAAAAACCATTCGCGCTAACGAAATTAAGAATTATCTCGTCAGCGTCAGCAGGTACATTGAACGGTCCGATATATCCGTCAAATGGTTTCGCAGCAAGAGGTATCGCTGTCGACACAGTTGTGTTCACCATCAGTGTTTTTTCTGTGTCAGAATACCAGGTACTCGTATAAATCAATTCGTCTGTTGTATAAAAATCGACCCCGACCTGACCATAAACATACGCATACTTTTCAGGAACAACGTACCCACTCATCGCTGCCCATGCTGCAATTACTTCTGCTGGTGCATCAGGTGGTACTGATATTGTGAGTGTGGTGCTGGTAACGTCGGTCACTGTGTACTGAACTTGACCAAGGTCGACTATCTCTTCACCACCATTAAAAGTGTAACCAGAAGGTACTGTTGCACTATATAGCATTTTACTGGTTGCTGGACCGAGATAATAGAATTCGGTCAGTTCCACCAACGAACCTACACTGAAACTCTCGGTCATCGAGAAACCTTCTGGTGATTCAGTCAGTGTCAACGTGGTTCCTGTAATGGACCATTTTGCGCCGAGAGAGTTATCAAGGTCATTCGGTGGGAGTAATTCTGCTGGGTTGAGGTCATTGGATTGACGGTAAATACCGATCTTTTCGTTGATATCTGAACCAATCTGGAATGACGGTGTGCCATTACCCGGCCATGTGTCAGGTTCGTACTTACTGAGCTGTGCGTTCGGAATGTCGATGAGCCTGGTATTACCGTCATACCACCGGTCTTCCCAGGTTTGATACCTACCACGACCGAGGCATAACAGTAGAACCTCAGTCTCTTCGTTGTTTACGCCGACGCGATAGGGCACTTGCCAAAGTGGAGGCATATGTTTTGCCACATAACCAAAGATGTCGTCGATCCGCTGACCAACTCTGGCCTCATTCTGCGTGGACCCCAATGAGTTGGTTGCGGACTGCTGTGACTGGTTACCTTGATTAGGGACAGACACAGACGGCATCAGCAGCACAGTGGCGACGGTAGTAACTATCGCGATTGCTGCATATACCCACATGTCAGGAGTGCGGGGTAATTTGCTGTCATGAGTGATCGCGACTACACCTTCATTTATGTCAAGGTACTCTTCAGTCAACTCTTCACCGAGCACTTCCATACTGAAGAAGCGAAGGTCGAGAATCTCGGAGCGTGAGAAAAAGTGAGAGCGAACGAAGTCAATCACCCGCTCGTGCTTGTGCTCTGTGAACTCCCCAGTCAGGGGGTCTTTGTAGTATCGGATGGTGACCATACCCAGTATGTAACCTCATCATAGTTTCTGTTAATTACACCTATGTCCCAGTGTACCACTGACCCGTGTTTTTTCCCTATCTTGTAGTTGTGATAGACACCGTAATCAGCATAGACACCGATATGACGGTCACCGCCTATAGTCATCAGAACCAGGCAATTATCGACTGGGGTCTTGACTCTGGTGAAATGCCTCCTCATCCAGACCAAAAAAGAGAGTTCGAAAACTCCCTCTTTTGGTATTTCTATCCCGAGTCGTTGATACCACTCAGCTACAAAGTGAGCACAATTATAGTGCTTCAAATCGTAGTGTTTTCCAATCATAAGAATCCTTTCACCATCGGCACCCTGGTGACGGTACACATTTCACCAGTGGCACTCTGATTCGCCGGTTTGGTAGTCACGTTGAACAAAGTACCTCTATCATCGCGACGCATCTTGCGGATAGGAAGTCTGATTGGCGGTTGTTTGATCTGACTAATGTCACCGTTACGGTAAAGGACGTATCCACGGGAAGTGAACATCGGTAGTTCGTCACCATGGATATCAGGGTCATACCTCGACTGCTCTGACGCAATGATATCGTTGACCTGCTGTATTACGATATTCCGCTCATAGTTAAGGTCAGCATTACTGCTCGACTGGTCAGCACTCATCGGTGCGTAGGTAGCAATAACTACGTCACCTGTTTCAAGTGGGACTTCTATTTCATCAGTAATCTGTCGCTGAAGATAATAAGTCTTAGTAAACCAGCTGGCTGACAGCTCAAAGACCTCAATGACTTCCTTGCTGACAGGAGCACTCGCGTAAATTTGTCTGATTTCTTCGTCAGTCATTGGTCGGCCATCCTTGAGTCATGGTTCCGAACATGTTGAGATATTCACACAGGTCATCACCAATACACTGGTAGAGGGGGTAAATAATTCCATCAAGGCATTCATCCCGAGCACTGAATATCTCAAGCTGGACGGTAACAGTCCCTCTCAGTGCATTTACCTCAACGTGATTCCAGTCTGTTAATGCTTGCACCACATACGGTTCAACCAGGGGTCGGTCGGCGGACAGATGGCAAATCCACCGCTTACCCTCGTTCGCGTTAATGAACATTTGGATATAGTCCTGCATGGCAGGGGACCTGAGATAAAACGTAGCCTGTGCGAGGTGTGTGGTGCCGTAATACTTCTTCCGTTGACGGCTGGCACCACCGGACACATCAGATCGAACGACGCCACCCTGACGAGTCCTGGTGAAACCCTCGACAAGCGGAACAACTGGTTTACCACCATAAACCAGTGTCTCAAGGTCGCTAACATCCCCTTTTGTCGCCATCAGTATTTACCTTTCACAGAAAAGTTACTCTTGAGTTGTTTAGTTGATTTACTGTTCCTGTTACCCAGCACACTCGAAACACCACTGTCAATGTTTTGGTTGAATACTTTTTCAGCAATAATTTTAACAGTGTTCTCGTCGATTCGTTCTTCTCGGTAACTAGCACCGTCGATCCTGTTCTCTATCAGGATACTAACACTACCGCCGCCGTTATTCATCATCGCTGCCGTCTCTTCACGAGATGTGACTCTGGCCGGACCTTCAACCAGTACTCCGTTCACAAGTTCGTCGCCGTACTCGGACACGATACCAAGCTGACCAGACGGGATGTTACCACCCTTATCGTAAGCACCAGCTATTGTCTGACCTGCAATAATACCCGCTGACGCATAACCGGTAGCTCTGATGAGTGTCGATGCAGGGATACCAAACACACCTAGTTGACCCATGGCTTTAGTGGCAGCCAGCTCGGTGTTAACTATGGTCTCAGCCAGTGCAATCGCCTGGTTAATATAGAACAGTGCTGCTGCTTCTTTACTACCTTCCTCAGCAAACTGCTGGAGCTGACCGAACACCTTCCCCATTGACCCGGTGAAAGTGGCATAGTTCTGAAGCTGACCTTCTAGCTGTGTGTTAGATATTTCATTGAGTCGCGCAACATGTCTCTCGGTTTCAGCCTCAATCAGAGCATCTATTCGTTGACGTTCAGTAAGTTCCGACTCACCAATCAGTTTTTTCTGGTCACTCAGTGTTTTGAGATTTCTGGCAAATAGATCGTTCTCAAAACCAGTGGGGTCTTCTCGACCTGTCTGTTTACGCTGGGCGTCCTCAATCTGTTTACGTACAGCATCACGTTTCTTGTATTCTTCGGTGAGTGCATTTGTCTTCCACTGTTCGAGAGCTACGTATGCTTGGTCAGTTCTCTTATCTGTACCTTCATACTTAACGTAATCGTCAATTATTGCTTTACGACGGTTATATTCTTGCTCTGTCGTTTCGGTCTGCTTAATCAGCGAAAGGGTCTCGGCCTGGAAAGCTCGTTCGCGTTGTTGCGATATTCTTTTTGACTCAGCGGCAGCGGCTTTCTCTGATTTCTTTACTTCCTCGATCGCTTTCTCACGAGCCTTCAGTGCATCGTGTTCATTGTAATAAGTGTCGATTGCGGCAAGAACTGATCTACGTTGCTCATCGGTAGCATCTGAACCAAGTTCGGTTTTTGCGTTTATCTTGGCTTGTTCCCTGTCTGTTTTTCCGAGCAGGGTTATTTTAAGACCATAACTCTTTAACAGTTTCTCTGTTTCTTCTCGTGCTTTCTTGGTCTTCTCAATATTCTCCGTCTCGGAACGAGTCAGGGTATCAAGGTATCCTTCCTGAGTGGTGATTGAATCAGTGAGTTGTTCACGTTGCGACGTTAATTCTAATAATTGTTTTAGTTCACGCTCACTCAGTTCTGCACCAGACTTCTGTTTATCCTGCAAAAAACCGAGTCGACTAATAGTGTCGATTTCGACCAGTCGTTTCTGGTCATCTTGGATTTTTTTGCGCAACTCAATGGCCGCGAGCTCTTTGGTCGCCTTACCGAGCTTGTCTACTTTCTGGATAAGTTTGTCGATCTCTTCCCCGGCAACCCCCATGGAGTTAACGAGAGCACCACCTATAGCGCCAGCAACGGCGATAACTGCACCGACTAATGCACCGGTAGGACCAAATGCGGCGGCGAGCTGAGAGCCTTGCTGAGAGAATATGACGAAGGCGCTGGTGCCCATCTGGGCTTGAACGGCAACGTCCTGGAGCTGCCAACCGAGTTGTTGGGAGACACCACGAAGATTACGGAAACTACCCTCAGTCTGGTTCGAGCCATCGCGGAGAGTTTGGTAATTCTGAACCAGATGGGTGACTTGCTGCTTTTGTGCTTCAGTAGCGTTAGCACCGAGTTTATAAACAGCGTTCAGAACCTCCTGTTCTTGTGCTGTTTTCCCGATCATTGACGCCTGATGCTGATAGAGTGAAGTCATCTCCTTCACCCGAGCGTTCGTTCTCTCCATCTGGCTGACAAGAGCCCGAGCTTCAGCAGTCAGCTCTTGCTTGCTCTGCACGTTCTTATAGGTGACCTCGACATTATCACCAAGAGTTGCGCTGAGTTCTTCGACAGTCTTGTCAGCATCACTGACGGCACGAGTGAACTGCTTGATGCCGGTGATGCCATCCTGACCTTTGAACTCTAATTGAAACGTTGTCGAGCGTAATACGTCACTCATGTGGTCACCCTGTGTAGCGGTACTGATCCGCTAACCTGTTGAACTCAACCTTAAAAGCGTCTTGCTGCTCATTTAGGCTTGAGTAAAAAGCGTTACTGATGAAAGGTACTCCGGCCACATTGATGAGCTGAGAGTCATCGTAATTGACACCTTTCTTTTTACGACCACCATTGCGAAGTCGTGATGTCCCGAACTCGACCCAATATGCGATCTGTGCAGCATTGAGGTCTTTTTCTGTCTTTCCGAATTGGACACTGACACTATCTATTTTATAGACACCTACTGTCCCCACAACAGTGTAAGGGTCACTTTTACTCATAGCAACAGACTGACCGACTGAAGAGAAAACGTAACCTCCCGGTGTCCCTCCTACCATTGACACCCAGTTGGTTTTTATCCTCCCCTGAACAACCTTTTCCTGTTCTGCCAGAGCTTTCAGGCTTATTTCAGGAATAGCGTCAGCCAATGCTTCCATCTCTTTGATGAATTCCTTGAGACCTGTGCTTGTTACGGAGAAGAGACCTTTCGCCATTAGCTCATCAACTCCCTGAAACGTGATTTAGACTCAACCAAGCTCACGGTCTGTGGTGTCTTGGTGATAGTGATCGGCTTGTCTTTATTGTCGTCAATGGAGAAAAAGATAGACCAGTGCTCTAGCTCAGAGGCAGGCCACCCCATCACTTCAAACACTGGTCTTTTGAGGTACTGGCAAATGCGTTTCACCAGTAACATGTTACCGTCTGCTAAGACTTCTTTTTTTTTGTGGTGAGTGTCTTCTGCTCGACTGCGGGGTCAAGACTGAAAGCAGCCACAGCAAGTTCTTCATAGAGTTCTTTCGGCAGTAGGTTAACCAGGTCGTCGACCTGCTCGTCAGCAAAAGCGAACTCTCCGGTGCTAGGGATAGTGCAGACAGACATCAAACCAGCAGCAACGTGATAAGCAATTTTGTCTTCTTCAGCAATGTCCTTGCGCTCTGCGATTTTAGTACTTAGTTGAGATGACCGGATATAATGTTTCACTGCTCGCTTATTCACTCGGATCACAACGTCCTGCCCGAAATACGGGGCAGGAACGTCGATGAAAGCGAGACCGTCAGTTTTAAAGGTCAGACTCATGATACGGTAACCTCAAGCTCACCGACCACACCACGGAACTCAGCAGTGATGATAGCGACACCAGCAGCTACACCAGTCACCAGACCATTCTGGTCAACAGTAGCTTTCAACGGGTCAGATGATGTCCAGACTACAGAACCACTGTCAGAACCGTCGTTAGTGACTACACCAGCAGGTGTGGTGGTCACAGTCAGCTGTGTGGTAGCAGCAGTAGCTACAGTGGCTGTGCCTGTTACGGTCAGGTCATAGACCACACGGGAGTTCTGTTTGCCGTTAACGGTAAACATCTTCCACTCTTCCTGGTTACCAGCATCCCACTCGAAACCAAGGGATTTGAACAGGAAACCATTGACTTCACCGTCCGGCCATTTGACACGGATATTGAATTCTTCCTCGTCACGACAACGCTTGATGAAAGCCTGTTGGAGGGTGTACTCGTTGAAATACTGGTCACCCGACTGTTGCAGCGGGACGTACTGACCCTTCAGGTTCTTGTCCGGTGCATCACGCATACCGGAATCGTATTTTTTTACATGGTCAGAGAGAGTCGTTTTTTCTTTCGGTTCACTCTGTTCGCCAACAGCACCGATTTCGGTCAGGCGGGGTACTTCTTGCCAAGATGTAGTCATCCCCGTGGTGACCTGCATCTCAACGATAGTACCTGCAATCAGGATCACGTTAGACATATCATTATCCTCTAAATATAAACAGTGAGGTCATAGAATGCCCTTGCAAGCACCTGACCTGGTTGTTTCGCTTCAGTCAGTATCCACTGACCAAAAATCCGTTGAAAATCGGCGTTTACAGTATTATCCAAAGTCTCCAAGGTATCAAGGATTCCCTGTATTTGTGACTGTATTGGAGCGAACACAGTCATTCGATAAACCTGAGTATTACCGTATTTCTGACCGGCAATGACTCGGTTGTCTGAATTGCTCACCATGCTGACCTGGACACAAGGCTTATCCACCCCTTCAGGTATCGCGCCGGTGTAGACGGTGATACCTGAACCAAGGGTTGTCTTGAGTAGTGCTATCAGTGCTGTGTTCATGTCGTGGTCTCAGCCATCTCGTTGCACCTTACATGTGACTATCATCCCGCGCCGGAGTTCATCCGGTTTTACGTGGGACACTTCATAAATCTGGTCAGTGTCAATCCAGTTCATCAGGTGTTTATTCTTAACTCTCGGGTCGTACCAGGTAAGAACCGTGACAACCTCATCAGTCAGCTCAATTCCGAAATTACTACTTTCAGATCCTGACCTGACTACCACCTCTGCCATGATGGGGCCAAACAGTGGCACTGGTGGTACTGGTTCACCCCATTCATTCGTATCGGATGACTGTTCCAAAAACTGGACGACATGGCGAAGCCGACCGGCTGTTATGTTCATTGCCATGGTAGTTTAACCCTGTCAAGAAGGTCACGACTGGTCCTGGGCATCTCATTCACAGTCTGACCGACGACCACATCATCACGGTTATTAAAGGCTGTGTTAATCATCACCAGAACAGCCTGTTTAACGACGACAGGGAGAGTTTCGTAACCAGCGTTGAACTCAATCCGCGCTGTGGCATACGGAGCATTGATAGAGATTATCTGACTCACGTCGTCGAACGTGAATGCAGTGCTCTCAGTGCCATCCAGAACGAGCTTGGTGACTTCTGTGACATTTCCGTATGGGAGTAGTACCTGACTCTGCCAGCTATGCACCACGACAACGGCAGAGCCTGTGGTAAGCATACGTCCGGTGTAGCTTTGACATAAATCCAAACAGACGGGGATGAGTGAACTGAGGTAGGTGTCTTCGAAGCTATTAAACACACGACAGTGAGCCTTCACTTCAGGGAGAGTGATGAGGCCGTCAAGTGTGGTTTGTGAAACAATCTTCTTATACATGTCAGTTAAACCTAATTGTGACTGTCAACAGTTTATGACGAACTGAGTCATCCCACAAGCGCCATTCAGTAGACCCATCAAATGTCTCTGCAAATTCTACTGGCTGGTATTCAGCGAGTAATTTTTTCTCAAGATTAGCCATCTGTTCACCGGTACCTTCGATTAGCTCTACACACCTGAATGAGAATGGTGTATCGCGTTTGAGTTTGTTGTGACGCTGCTTTGGGTTATGAGTGATACCTATCTTCATGTATCTACCGCAGCAGGAGCGAAGGACATAGAGTGAAGCTAACCTGGTTCTGTCGAAACCTGTTTTTATGCAACCAGGGCAACCTCGTCCTTTTAAATGGTTAGCAGGAGACACAACGAAATCACCGTGTTTCTCACATCTGACGGTAACTTTGTTGTGTGCACCAGAGTAGACCACCTTATCGTAATCATATGTTCTTCCATGAACCAGTCTAAACTCTTTTATTATGCTACCTGTATCTTTATTTTTACCAGCGCACATAGGGCAACCGTTACCACGCAGATGGCTGGTTGGTACTTGAGTAAACTCACCATGTTCATGGCACAGTATGATTACTTTAGACGAGTTATTTATATAAAGAACTTTTGAGTAGCAGTATTTATTTCCGTGAATTTGTCTTGCTTTGTTCACGAATGATTCTTTGTTGCTTCTCTTTGTTAAAGATATATTAATGAGACCACAATCAGGGCAACCGTGTGAACTGAGATGGTTAGCTGGGCTCTGTTCAAACACCCCGTGCTCTGGGCAGTTGATTATGAGTTTCTGATGTGTAGACCTGTAGACAGAAAAGGCGTAACCATACTTGTCACCATGAACGGCACGAGCACGATCAATAAATTCTTTGGTAGTTAACTTTTTCACGGAACAACCTCGTAGCAGGTTTCGTAGATGAAGTGCGGCAAGGTGGTCTACGTTCCACCAGTTCGACTGGCCGGTCTATCCGCACGAGTTATGATAAACCGAGGCCATAAAAAAAGCCACTCCGAAGAGTGGCTAAAATCACAGCGAGCAGAGGGATTTATTACGGACCGACAGTACCATCATTTGTGGTGGCAGCCACAATCAGGATGGCGTCGCTATTCTGAACCATCTCGAACATCTCTTTCGAGTATTTCACAACAGTACACTCGTCGACGGAGTAAGGGTCGATCAAAAGTTTGTCGATGTCACCGTCGTTGATGGCGTAGGCAGAACCCATGTCACCGAAGATGATCGGAGTGCTGTTTGCGGTCATGTCAGGCAGAGTGTCGTCGATGACAACAGGGAACCCCATGAGCATGAAGCCGCCGCCTTCACGATAGGAATTCAGGAAGATCGGCTTGTTATCACCATCACGGATTTTCTCCAGTTTTGCCTTGGTCTTCCGGTTCATGTGGAACTTGGCACGAGCCAACCACTGGGTCGGAAGGGTGTTCACCAGGTCGATCAGGAAGTTCACACGAGCAACGTCGTCTGCACCCAGGTCACCACTCACACCAGTACCGATTACAGGGTAGTAATCAGCAGGACGAGCGTTAGCGGGGTCGGCAGCCAGGGTCGGCAGCCAGGACTTACCCGTACCATCGGTGATGTCGACACGGTTGCTGGACAGGATACCACGAGCGTTCTTGCCGGTGCCGTTGCCGTACAGAACCTGAGCAGCCAGGTAGATTGCCACTTCACGACCCAACAGACGAACCAAGTCACCGTAGAGGTCCATGTCGGCACCATACATCGCTTCATCGGTGATGCGCGGCTTGGCGTTGACCTTGAACTCTTTGGATTTGACCTCTTTGTACTCTTGGGTGGTGGTTTCAGCCACGGCCACACCAGCGACGTTCTCGATACCTTCCTGAACGGACGGGTAGGTTACCAGAACCAGCTCGCGGAAATTCCGGGTCATAGACGGCTTGCGACCGACTTGAGACAGCACCGGGGAATACTCACGAGCGTACTCGATCACGTCACGAGACAGGATTTCAGCGACAGCACGACCACCTTCATCGGCGTTGGTGATGTTCAGGGTCTTGAAACGCTCGACACCTTGTTGCTCGATGAACTTGAACAGCTCAGGAGAAGTGTTGTTCTTCTTGCCTTTCAGCCACTCACCGATTACCGGCTTCAGAACGGCGTCGTGGATTGCCTGTTTCTGTTCTTGGGTGACGACAGTGATCGGCTCTTTGTGCTTGGAGCGGAGGTCACTGATCTCGTTGGCGAGGTCTTCCAGATCTTTAGCCATTTTCTTGGCTTCATCCTGGTCACCGCCTTCTTTCAGCTTGTCGAAGTCACCCTTCAACTGAATGAATTTCTCTTCTTGTGCCTTCATGGCTACAGTCAGAGTCTCATTCTCTTTCTTTTGTGCCTCGAAATTGGCGGTCGCCTTTTCGATAAGCGCTTTCAGTTCTTCCAAAGTCATATCTGACTCCTTGCTAATAAAATGGTTGTTGAATTACCTTTGCGCTTATCCAAGCGTTATCAGTGTCTCCACACGATGTGTAAATCTTATTTGAACAGCGGACTCTTTTCAAGAACACTTTTCAAATCATCCAGATCAATTTCGTCAGTCGATGGTTTGTAGTCAGCAGTGATACGTTCGATCTGGCGCTTACTCAGACCAACTGGAACACTTTCGAGCAGCAAACGGAGTTCAGCTTTGGTAACAATCTGACCTTCTGCGATACGGGTCTTGATGTCAACCAGGCGGGATTCTTCGTTACAGGCGAATGTCACAGCACTGACTTCACGAATGTCAATCTTAATCAGGTCATTACACCCGAGCTGACTATTCCATTTTTCATCGTTCACACGATAACCAATGGAGAAGCTGTCAAGTGCCTTTTCACGGTACAACTCGTAGAGTTCGTTACCACGAGGGGTATTAGCGAATTTACCTTCCAGGTAGAGACCCTTGCTGTCCTCTTCCATCTTCTCCCACATACCGACAGGAGGTTCCCATGGGTTGTGCATCCAGAAGAATTTAGGCATGGTGCCAGCAGCTTTGTGTGCTGCAACACTGTCGCGGTACGCACCATCGACAACTCGGTCAAGGGCATGGTCGATATTACCTTTCACGTTTCCATAACAGGAGAAAGTACGGTCACCACTGAGAGCCTTAAATTCAAGAACACTCAGGTCGAGAGTTTTATTGCCCATCAGGTTTGTCCTCAGTGGGTTTTATTTCGGTTGATTATTAGCGCCATAGAGGCGTTCTTGCATAGATTCTAACTCGTTCCATGACCCATAGACAACGTTGTTATTGTCGATGGCAAATACATCACCACCTTCAACCGGTTCTTCACCAAGAGCATTGCGACCCTCGTTGATGCTGTAGAGACCACCTTTTACCGCCTTCTCAACATGCTCAACCAGCCGCCACGGTGAGCCTGCATAGAAAGCGTTACGGTCGAATTCAAGCTCATATCCAGCGGGCAGTAATGGGTTCAATGCTTTCTCCACCTTCACCAGAATAGGGTTCAGTGAGTCGCGCATGTATGCCTCGTCGAGGTCAAACACATCACCAGTACCTGTATTACTGTTCGCTACGCCGACACGGTGAACAGGTACACGCATGACCCGGCAAATGCGGTTGATGGTCATTTCCCTGGCTTTCAAGAGTTCGGTTTCTGCTGGGGTTAGTTTAAAACTATGGAATTTTAAGTCTTCTTCAAAAATAGGTATTGAAGAAGTACCTTTCGGCCCACGAAGGGTTTTGATTTGTTCTTGTAATCTGGCTATTTTATTATCGTCTTTAAAACCATTTGGTGTACTCCCATACATCCGAGCAGTGATGCCGTCTGTTTGGCTCTCGAACGCAGTTTCTTCTTGAGCGGCAGCGATACCGAGCAATCGAGCATTATAAACCAGTGGGCTTATTGGGGTGTACCCGTCAAACGTAAACGACTTAATAATAAATAAGTCTTCAGTTCGATACGGGTCACCGGGCTTACCGTCGTTTGTGACGTATTGATAGTAGACGTTACCGTTGATATCCATACTCGGGTGAACATTACCTTGATACCGGAACGGGATGATACTCATCACATTACCGAGGTCATTGCGCTCAACGTAAGCATAGAAAGCACCGAACCTGTCGAGACTTACTACAAGCATCTCCATGAACGACTGAAAAGTCATGTACTCACACGGTCGTTCACAAAAGATCCGATGAACTCGACCAGAACTGAGTTCCTTTCTGCCTTTTTTAGACGTCTCGTAAAGTTTTATAGGTAACTGACCAACAGTTTCAGATTTGTCTCTCCAGCAAGCGTAAACAGCCTCTATTTTTGACGAGAGACCACCACTGCTCATACTAGCAATGTCATCGAGTGTCAGTGTTGCTCCTACACTCGCTTTTCCGAGGGCTTTACTACCCTCAGATTTCTGATTTTTCCCCCACGGCCACCATTTCATTTAGATCACCCTTGAATTTTAGATGTCAACAGTTTAGTTCTTATAGACTCATCCCACAAGCGCCATTCAGTATAACCATTGAATGTCTCTGTGAAATCTACTGGTCTGTACTCAGCAAGCAATTCTTTCTCAAGGTTAGCTATCAAGTCACCTTGACCTTCAACGAGTTCGATTCGTTCGAATGAGAATGGGGTTGCTTTGGATAAGTATGAATAGCGTTGCTTCGGGTCATGGGTGATACCTATTTTCATATATCGACCACAATCAGATCTTAACACATAAAGAAAACCAGCCTTGGTTCTATCAAACCCAGACTTAGCGCAACCAGGGCAACCAGCTCCGCTTAAGTGATCATTTGAAGTCTGTTCGAACATCCCATGTTCAGGGCAATGAATGGATACTTTTTCCATTATATTTATGTAATTAACTAGTGAATAGTCATACTTGTCACCATGAA